CACCACTACGTCGACCGAAACTCTGGATCTAGGAGAACCGACAATCGAGTCTGTAGAGACCGAGATGGAGATTGCTCCATTAGAAGTTTACGAAGTTCAGGTTGCTGATAATATGGGTGGTATGGAGAGCTTCGAAGTCACGGTTGATTCTAATATGGAAATTACTGTTGAGCCAATTGCAGATATGAATGACACAGGAACTGCCGAGACTGTTTCTGAAACGGTCGAGTCGGTTGAAGCGGAAGTTGAAACACAGGTAGCAGAGGTAACAGAAAATGCATCCGATAGTCCCGAACCAGATAGTTCAGGCTCAGATGAGTCTACTGAGGACACAGCGGAAAGTGGAACCAGTGAGCCAAAGTCAGAGTCCAAATCTGAATCTAGGGCAGAAGGAAAGTCAGAGTCCAAATCAAAGTCAGAGCCAAAAACAAAAGCCGAAGCAAAACGAGAAATGGCACAGAAGATCGTCCAGAATATCGTTGCTCGTTTAGGTAACTCTGCTCAGGATCAAGCAACACAGGTTGCATTGATGAATTTAGTCTCGGCTGATATCACCGCAAACCAACCAAAATTAATTGATAACACATCTTGGTATCAGTCGACTACAGTATATAATAATCAAAGCATTACGAATAACAATGCAGCACAATATTATATGTTTGGTGGAAGTGATGCTGCTATGAACAGTTTAGTCAGTTCACAATACAAATAGGAGAAAAAAATGTCAGACGACGGCAAAACTGAAGTTGAGTTTGCCGGTGTCAAGTTTCGAGGTGGGAAGATATTTGTAATCATTACAGCATTATCGACACTAGGAGGTGGGCTTTATGGAGCATTTGAGTTCTATAAAGACTACATGGATATGAAGGAAGCAATTCAAAACTATACCGCACCAGATCTTTCTGGTTTTGATAAGCGTATAACTGTGATGGAATCAAAGATCGATGATACACTATCCGTATTCAAAGAAGAAATGGAAGTGGTCAAGAGTGAGGTTAAACTTATTGGTGGTGTAAACCGCGACCTGAAACTAGATATGAAGACTGACATTCGTAGAATCGAAAAGATCGTAGAGGATACCGAACAGAGAGTGAAAGAGGACAGTCGAGAATTCTCTCAAGACATGAAGACCTTGAGAAAAGAACTTGACGAGAAGATCAAAAGGGCTCTAGAAAATCCATTGAATGCAATGGGAAAATAGGTTGACATTTCTGTCAATTTAATATAGTATATCATTATGGAAAATGCATTAGCAACACTACTTATGGGCGCATTGCTGGTTGGCGGTAGCGGCACAGCAGGCGCCACAAACGATCAAATCTCTTGTCTAGCACTGAATATATATCACGAGGCTAGGAGTCAATCCATTGCTGGACAGATTGCTGTGGGTCAAGTAACTCTGAATAGAGTTAATGACAATAGATTTCCTAGTACAGTCTGTGAAGTTGTAATGGAAGGCCCACATCGCCCTTCCTGGAAAGGTAATGGTGATATGATACCAGTTCGTCACAAGTGTCAGTTCTCTTGGTACTGCGACGGTAAAACTGACAAGATCCATAATGAGGGTGAGTATAGAAATATTTATCGCCTAGCACGTATGTTGATGAATCAAAAAATGATTGATATCACATCTGGTGCTACTCACTATCATGCATATTATGTATCGCCGGCATGGGCAAAAACAAAAAAACGAACTACTAAAATTGAAGATCACATATTTTATAAATGGGAAAAATAAATGTCTTTAAATACAAATACTTTTTCTATGCGAATAGAAGAGCTCGTATGTGAGTTAAATATACCATATATGGATGCAATAGTTCACTACTGTGAAAATCACGAGATTGAAATTGAAACAGCTGCAAAACTCATAAACAGTAAGATCAAACAGTCTATCGCTTCTGAAGCGAGTGACCTTAATATGATGAAAGAGAAGATTAACAAACTGCCGGTGTAATATGTACGACGTTGCAGAAGGGTTTGATGCTTACAAGACTTATCTGGCGCTTAAGCGGCACTTTACTAGCGATTATGATTATTTTAAATATAATGGCAAGGTGCGTGCCGGAGTCGAGTCATTCCTCAAAAGAAATGACAAGTTCTTTTTCCGAAAGTTAGCGAAGAAATATGACGAAAAAGAACTCGTTGATTTCTTTGTGAGCAACTTTATAGTAAGCGATAACTGGATCGGTAATCTAATATCACAAGAGAGTGAGGATAACTATGTTCGATTTAAGAAGCGTCAGGAATCTCTTAGCTATCACTTTGATACTGAGTTACGTTGGCTTGTTGATCACTGCAGGGATCACGATCTGGAACTTAATAAATTATTATTAGTAGAGAATAATAATCATCCGCTTTTACTGAAGTTCTTATTACAGAAGAAGATCAGCATCGATACAATTATCATTATGGACAGCGTGTTGAACTTCTTACACCACTGGGGCAAAAATTTAGACGACATAGTATGGGAGGAAAAGAAAAGACTTATCATTAAATACAATAAGTTTTTAACCTACGATCCGTTTGTATATCGTAAAAAACTCAAGGAGATTATCAATGAATCGTGAAGTAGAAGCATATAAAGGTGAACTCCAATATCTTCGTGAAAGAGTGAAAGAGCTCGAAATGGAATTGAGTTGGAAAAATCATAAATCGGACAGGCAAACATGGGATGAAAAAACTGTAGAGCAAGATAGATTTTTTTAGAAAATCTATTTACAATGGTCACAATATATGTTATAAATAACTTATTATATTATGACTATGTGGACAAGTAAACATACAATTTATACAAGGATACGAAAAATATGACTACATCTTTCGCAGAACTCAAACGATCCCGCAAGTCACTCTACGACAAGATCGTTTCTGAAACCACCAAAATGAATTCTGGATCACAGCAGGGTGGAGCCGATACTCGGTTCTGGCAGCCTGAAGTCGACAAGGCTGGAAACGGCTATGCCGTTATTCGGTTCTTGCCAGCACCGAAGGGCGAGGACCTTCCCTGGGTACGTTTGTTCTCTCATGGGTTCCAGGGCCCAGGTGGCTGGTACATCGAGAACTCACTGACGACCCTTAATGAAAAGGATCCAGTTGGTGAATACAATTCGATGCTTTGGAATCGTGGTGATGAAGCCGGTAAGGAACAGGCACGCAAGCAGAAGCGCCGTCTGAACTACATCTCAAACATCTATGTTGTAAAGGATCCCGCTCATCCCGAAAATGATGGCAAGGTCTTCTTGTACAAGTACGGCAAGCGGATCTTTGACAAGATCAACGATCTGATGCATCCTGAGTTTGAAGACGAGTCTCCAGTAAATCCATTTGATTTCTGGGAGGGTGCAAACTTCAAGATGAAGATTCGGAATGTTGAGGGTTACCGAAACTACGATCGTTCTGAGTTCGACAGCCCGTCCTCTATGCTCGACGATGATGATGAGCTCGAACGGGTATGGGGTACACAATACTCCCTGCAGGAGTTTGTTGACCGGAAGAACTTCAAGAGCTTTGCAGAGCTTCAGACCAAGCTCAACCGAGTTCTTGGAGCCACTGCGGTGTCATCTACCGCTGAGGAAGTCGACGAGGATATTTTTAGTGAACCTCGTCAGACTGCCGCCCCGAAGGCTGAAGAAACTGAGACGCCTTGGAGCGAAGAGTCATCTGATGACAGCTTGGACTTCTTTAAACAACTGGCTGATGATGAGTAAAAAAGCTAGATAGGCTTTTTAGGAGGGGATCCACTGGGTCCCCTCTTTTTAATTCTTGATTTTTCCACTTGCAGGATTTGATTTTCGAGCATTTGATTTATCTTGTGCAACACTAGTACTAGAACTTTGAGTAACAACATCACCAGATTTCTGTGATACAACTGTTATTCCGCCACCACCCTCTTTCTTAGCCGCAACATCTTTTGAGAGTTCACCAGTAGCAGCACCTGTACTTGCACCAATATCCAGCTCACCCACAGATTCTTTTAAATTCACAGTTTCCATTTCTTTACCAACACCAGCAAATTTTTGTACCGAAGGTGTTCCTAACATCTTCGCGGCTTTGACTCCGGCATCGGCAAAAAATCCCGAAAGTTTTTCACCAACTAAGGGGATATTCTTCTTTGCAATTTCCTCTGCAATGTACTGGAAAACTCCATTGAGTTTAGTTCCAACTTCTGCCATAATATTTTTAACTGAAGGAAATTCAAAATCTAAAAATCCAAAGATACTAGATATGTCAAATCCTTTACCACCATCTCCTCCGGAATCACCAAAACCTATCTTTTCTTTAATCCAATTTTTTGCTTTGGTAAAGGCATCGCCGATTGGTTTGAATACGTCCATCAAAAAGTCACCTATATTTGAGGCAACGCTCTGCAGCGTTCCTATAGGATCATTGAATAGATCTTTGAAGAATTGAACGACCTTATCAAATGCTTTACCCAATGTATCCATTATATCATTGAACATTCCAGTAAAGCCACCATCCGCTAAGAACTTATCAATCGATTCCTTTACTGAATCAAAACCTAAAAGTCCCATTAAATATGATACGCCTTCAGTCAAAAGATCAAGAGGTTTTGTTAGGAACCCCCTAATCAGTTCCTTAAAACCTTCTTTTAGGCCGCCTATAATACCATCTTCTTTAAACCCTTTAAGGAATCCGCTTATAAAATCAAATATGCCAAACAGCACCATAACAATTTGTCCAACAATCGGAACAGCTTTCAGAAAATTACCAGCAATCCTAATTACAGGGCCTAGTGCTGTCATTATACTACTGAAGATACCACCAATAAAACTAAATATTTTTCCGATCGGCGCCATAACTTTACTTATTATAGAGCCGACAGTTTTAAACGGCGCAAAAATTTTACTTATTACACCCTTAACAGTATTGAATGCAGATATGACAGGCTTTACGATACTTCCGATAGTAGCTCCTATCTTGCCGAAAAAAGTCTTGAATTCTTTTATCGCAACGGGTGTTTTGACAGCACCCATGACCTTGCCGACATTTTTAAATCCTGCCATGAAGTTATCGAATGCTGTAGTAAAGGGTTTGATTGCTGTTAGGAAAGCCTTCGTGTTAAATAATGCTTTAAATGCAGTTCCTATACCTCTGAAAGCAGCTTTAACTCCGTTAAATAATGCTTTAAATTCAGTTCCTATACCTCTGAAAGCAGCTTTAACTCCGTTCACGAGTGGTCTGAATAGCACTTTAGCTGCAAATGCTGCACGGATATATTTGTCGAGATCAAAAACATAAGCAACGAGTGCTGCA